TTTAAATATATCTGTTGAGTATGCAGAAAAGTTACCCTCTTCATTGAGAGTATAAAACTTTTCCATTGGCATTTTAAGAGCTTCTTCTTCACCCTTTTTGATGGCTTGCTTTTCCATCTCCTTGAAAGCAATATTATTCAGTTGATTCACTTCATTGGCAATACCCAGCAACGCTTGTTCCTTTGCTCTATTAGGAGCAAGAACACCGATTGGTTGATTTTGAAATGATATCCTCTGCTTAATTACTTTTGCCATTATGACTTATACTTCTGATAATTAAAATAACCTTGAACACCTGTGCTTACTGCCTTGAAGTAGAGATATTTCTGTCTTTCTTTGCCAGCTTCTCTTATACCTATTGCTTCTCTTCTATATTTGTCATCAGTAAATAATGCTTGTCTATCCATTCTGACAACATCAACATCTTTCTTTGCTTCTTGTTTCTTAAAAAAAGCATCTAAACTTTGATCCTTACCAAAATCTCTATTTAATCCACCAAATAAGTTAGCTTCATTTATATTTGTATCTTCTAAATACTGATCTGTTCTATCATTATGCATCTGTAGATATTTAATTGCATTTCTCTTTCGATCTTCTTCTACTTCTCTTGCTCTTCTGTCTGCATCAGCCCTTGCGGCATCAGCCGCCGCCATTGTTCCCATAACGCTTGCTACAGTTCCTACTGCTGATAATAATTGTAAAAATACTGGCATCAGAATGCTATCTCCGCTACTATTGAATTTATTTGTAATGATAGTGGTGCTGTTTGTGAAACAGTTACTTGGGGATCACCACCAAACCCCAGTAATCTAAATTCTTTTTTGCCTGTAACTGGTGTTCGAGCTAAACTAAAGTCATCTGTAACCTGTCTGATAATCAGTTCATTATTATTTACATTTACTGATAGTGTATTGTTTAAATCGAGAACAACCCTCTGTACTGTTCTTGGTTCTGATGTAAGTGGACCATCTGCTACTTGAGCATCAATAGGATTAGTAACTAAATTAACATTAAACTTAAAACCAATCTCAGCAGAAGATAATGCAGAATCTACCGAAGAAACATCAACATTACCGCCTGACACAGTAAATGAACCAAGATAAAAAGTGCCATTGACCACATCAACCACAGCTCCATTGGCGAAATCAGAACTAACGTTGAAGACTCCGTTTGAACCAGAATAAGTTTTAGCCAAATCCATATTAAAACTATTATCAAACTCGACCAGAAAATACTTATTCGTGCCATCACCTTTATCAAATTTAACAACAGCATAAACACGAGTATCTATAACACATACAGAATGGAAACTTCCTTGTGATGTAAACTGCGTATAACCAGCTCTCTTCTCCACTCTATTAGAATTAAACACTGCTAGTGTACCATCTGCATCAACAATAAATAAATAGTTTTCTGCTCTGCCTATAGCTCCTGATAACATTGCCATTTGTACTGGTGTTTTAATTAGATGGCTGGATAGTGTAGAAATGGAATTACCAGTATATCCTTTTACAGCATCAGTAAATATAAACTCTCTAACCATAGAACCAGAGCTATCAACAAATACTGTTGCTCCATCATAAATGTATGGTCTTAGAAAAGAAGAACCAAAAGATGTTTGTCTTTCAATCGATGCATTGGTTGGTGTAGTCACTTGCCCTTGCAATGCTGGAATAATAAATTCATCAGTTGATGTAAATACATGTAGGTCTTTATTCGATATAATATGACGAATAGTATTTATCTCACCTATAGCAGTAGTGAGATCGAGAGCATCATTATCTTCTGCATCACCTATATCAAAATTAAAAAATGTTCCAGTCTTACTTCCCCATAATCCATCAGGCTGACCAAGAGTTCCACCATACCATAAACGATTTTGATGAAATGCTACTGCACCTGGAAAGCCTCGAAGAGAAGAGTATGATTGTTCTTTGAACTCTGTTGTTGGTGCATGAGTTTCTATATTAGGTGTGCCACCTCCAGCAGTTGCACTTGTTGCATTTGCACCAGCCGTAAATGTAAATTTATTTTCATCTATTACTTCTGCTACAGTTCTTGATCCATTGAGATTGCTTGGTGCTATTCCACCAGCAGAAGAAGAATTAGATAATGTAAAAGCATCACCAGCAGTAAAGCCATGATTAACTAATGTCACTTCAACAGTTCCCACACCTTCTGTTGTTCTAAATGAATCAGCACTTATTCTTCTTTTCAAATTACCGAATACTGTACCAGTAGCAGATGTTGCTGACTGAACAGAAGTTATTTTTATTTCTGATCCAAAGTATCTTAGAGTAACATTTACATGCTTTGAATCTGGATAGTCACCACCACTCTGAGAACCAGTAGTATCAAAATAAGCAGAGCTAGTTGTCAGCGTTATACCTGACCCACTCGAGGCTGAAGGATCAAGTGTTACACCAGCCGATGCAAACCCAAAGTAAGGTTGGTGAATAAGTGTATTTGCAGAATTACCATCAAATGTATATGTTTCCATTTGAAAAGATGTAAGACCAGTTCGTACAAGCTTTCTTACCATAAAAGTATTGTGAGCAAGAAACATAGTGTCACCGGACTGAGCATATGTTAGTTCATGAATATTATCATGGGTAATAGGCAAAGCATTACTACTGGTATCTTGAGTAACAGTTGCCGCCAAAGTAACATTGAACGATGTGTCAACTCTAAATACTCTTATCTTAAGATTTTCAAGTGAAACTATATAGCGTTCATCATCAGAAAAAATAAATGGAACAAGTCTATGTTGCTGGACTTTTGCTGTATTTACTGTGGTATCAAACTCATAAATATTCTTTAATCCCATCCGTTTGATTATGCCACCTTCTGCTCTTAAAAAAAAGTTCTCAACCTTTTGAGCAGAGTTTTGATACACCTGAGAATCTGTTCGTGATATCAATGATGGACTAACTTCACCAAACTGAAAGTTAGAGATAGGAACTCGTAGCTTTCGCATTATGTTCTCCTATCAATTAAGAATCTATTTGTTACCAGTTTCCTTGTTGTTTGCTGTTGTGAATCAACACTTCGAGCTTTCAACATCATTTGATTTGCCATGCCAGCCATACCATTTGCTAACGCTACATCTCTAGCTATTGATGTGGCATATACTTGTGCCAAAGCATAAGATACAGCCATAGTAAAATAACTTGGCATAAATTCTTCTGATACCCTAAATGTATAATCCGCTACAACTGTATCAGTAGTTGTTGTATCAGCATACACCATTGATCCATATATCTGATATTCTATAGGATTATCATTTACAGTTACTGCATGAACTAATAATGTATCTGTTGGTAATTGATATGCTAGATCGAATCGAGCTGTTGGTGCATCAGTAAGTCTATTCAATTGTTCTTGGTTTGTGGAGAATCTCCATCGAGCATTAGTAAGTGAAGTTCTTAATATATCTTCATACACATTTGCAGATACTCTTGCCTCAGTTGTTCCATCATCGAATGATGTCATTGGCTCTGCACCTATAAGGATTAATCCTCTATTGCATATATCGATTGCTGAGTCTGCGTGTGTACTTACTACTGCCATATTAGAGTAGGGGGATTTCTCCCCCTATCCTTAATCACTATCTGCTGTACTTAAATCAGAACCATCACCACAGTCGATTGCTGTAGCAGATACAGATTTAACAACAGTTGCAGATAAAGTTTTATGTGTTGAATTAGCGTCACATATTAGTATGACATCACCCTCATTCATCATTCCAAGAGCAGATTGACCATTCATCTCACCACCAGTAGCATCAGCAGTTGAGAAATAGTTTGCCGCCCTTACAACAGATAAAGCGTCATTAGATGTATAATACCAAAGGTTGACACCACTTCCACCAGCTAGTCTGGTAAGTTTACTCATATCTAAAGCCATGATTACCTCCTATGAATTATTGTCAAGAAGTTCATAGATACCATTGTCATCAATAACAACAGCACCCATAGACATCATTGAGGTTGCGAGATGTGATGCTTTTTCAGCAACATAGTTTATCTCTGTTGATACATCAGAGTTTACACCAAGACCTATAGCGGTTGTATGGTATGCCATATTCTTACCAGCAGTTACAGCAGAAGTTGAAAATATGTTGAAGCCAAGAAACTGCTTCATTGTCATACCACCAGCAAATGGTAGATTCTGCTCACCAACAAAGTCAGATGATGCAAACTCATTAATTAAGAATAAGTCTGCAAATCCCTTTGGGTGCATAGCAATATATCGCCCACCATCTTCTGGAATATTTGCTGTACCAAATGTTTCAAATGCAGATAATAGGTCTGCTTTTTCAACAGCAGAACTTGTATCATGTAATTGAGTTGAGTTTGCTCCAGCATCCATAGCAGTATAAAGAATATCGTCAGTCTTTCTACCAAGAGCAGCCGCCGCAGAAGTTGCAACAGCTTGTCGCTCATCTATGTTTGTTTTGAGTTCATCTAACTTATCGATGTACTCAGCCGCATAAAAGTCGTTCATGGTTGCTTCCACAGTTGTGTGTGTAAGCTCCATAGGTGTTACCATACCATTTCGAGATTTTGTAGACGCACTACCAGTTCCAATCTTTTGAAAACGAACTACGTTTCCAGCTACATTGCCAACAGTACGCACAGTATTCCGTAGTTTAGAACCCATACGCTGGTAAGCCATGTGAACATCAGACTCAAACTGCTTAATGAACGCTACATCAATTGTATTCGCCATTTCCAGCTCCTATTAAAAGTTAATTTTTAACCGCCTTGATTGTCCTCTTGCATCTCAATGTGATTATCCCTAGGGGTCACTCAATGCATTATGGGTCTTGACTTATCTATCTTTGTATCAGTTTTTTGAAAATTGCAATAGAAAACTCGATAAAAGTGATGATCATCGAGATAATATGGTGTTTTTTCTACTTTAAATCCTAATTTTACCAGCCATGCAATGTTTTCCCAATGATCATAAGGAACAAAGTTTTCTACCTCTTCATAGTTTTTTACAAGAAAAGCCAGACAAATTTTTGCATGTCTAAATACTTTCAAAGGCATTTCATGCAGATCAGTTGTACCTAAAAACCATATACGACCCATCTTAAAGTAATTATCCATTGGGGTAACTCCACACATTGCAATGGGTTTATTACTATGCGTTATGGTAAATCCAGTTGCTCCTTCCTCGATAAAAGGAACTTCGAGTGCCATCTTTGGTGTAACACCAACTAATGCACACTCTCTAACATCAGCTAATCGCATATTATCTGCTATGATCTCAACATCAGAAGGGTCACATTGCCTGAGAGCAAGATTACCCTTTTTTATAATCACGACTTATA